AATTCGACCGGTAGAAAGATACCTCAGGCTTGCCTGTCAACCAAGCGTCCTGAGGTCCGACTGCTACGAGTTGAACGACACCTCCAGACATTTACTTTCTGTCTATATTTTTTTAATGGACTTGACACGGGTTTAATCAACAATTCACAGACACTTGAGGAGGGCGTGCCAGGGAATAAGCCAATGGATTCTTTTCAAGCTGCTGAATAGCAATGTCCAAAAAGCTGGGAGATGCTCGTGGATTGGGGTTTGACTTTTGCTCGTTGAGTGGATCATCGTATTGGGGTGGCAAGGTGCCACGTCCCTGGTTGACTCCGGTGGGACCCATGGGTGGCACTGGGAGAGTTTCAGACTCTGGGCGGAGCTGAGTGGCTGCGCCCACCTGGTTCACTGGATCGTTGCGGACGTTCATACGACCGCCGTTGCCTGCACGGTCTGGCTTGGAACGATCTCCGCTTGCGCGCGTGAGCGTCTTATCAGTATAGGAAGTTTTACCTCCGGCGTATGGCTGCTGCACGAAATAGCTTGGAGGACCCTCTGAAAGAGTGTCTGTGCGAAGCCCCGACTCTTGACGCCGAGTCGTTTTACGGGTCTTTAGATAATCTGGGCGTCCTTCTGGGGCAACCAGTGCGCTCTGAGCGCCGCCACCTCCGAAAGCACCTGGTGCGCGGTACACCGTCTTTGACTGCGAAGCGTTGTGCGTAATCTCACCGATTCCACCGGCACCGCCACTCTTCACCACGGCGCTGGGTGGTCCTGGACGACCCTCGATTGTCGTGAGCTTTTCCTCGTTAATATTGACTGGAAGAGCACGGAAGTAATCGTGGAAACCACCAGCCGCTTTGACGTTGGGTCCGACACCCAGACCTGGTCCCACTGGATTGGGAGCCTCGAGAGGGCTCACGTTGTTCATCTTGTTTGTAACATACTGGCGGTTGTACATGTCATAAACTGGCTGACCGAATGGAAACCGACCATTTGTTTGCGTCATATCCTGAAGATTTGGAACAGCCTCCTTGGGCTGGAGACGCCAGTCTCCGACACGGCGACCGACGTCGGGGGTCGTGTTCATAAAGTCGGCATAATCCTTAGAATGATCCCGGCTATTCCCCATCAAATCTACATCCCGGCGAGTAAGGGGTTTCGTGGTTGCAGGTAAAGGTTTGCGACCTGTCTGGGTGTTTTCTTCACGCCCATCCGCAAGTCGCTTTCCGGCAAACACAAGACCGACCACGGCTGCAATTGCCAGTGGGTCCATTATTATTAATAAGATATCTTTTTTAGCGGCTGAATGTTTTTGGCTTTTTGCTGTTATAACGCTGGTCGAAACGCTCATTTTGAATGTCGGCAAATGTGGTAATTGGATTCCACATGAGCACACGGAGTGGCAGATTCACATAGGTGTTGGGGAAGTCGTATGGCTTCTCGGACCAACCCTTGTTCCAGGCTTCCGTGCTCCGAGCACGAAGCATGCTCTCGACGTCAGTCTTGTCTGCCAAAACAACCTGGGCGGGACCAATCCAAACATCCTTCTGGAGGATGTTGTGGCTATTGTCCAAAGTTGGCATTTTATTAATACTTGTCTATATTTTTATCTATCTTCCGTTTCCTGCGCGCATTTGAGGTCTCTCTGGGAAGGCGGAGTAGAAGCGGTCTGGATCGCAGGCGGCACCGCCCTGGTCGTGACACTTTGGTGCGAATGGCTTGCCATACGCGCCATAGGCGAATGCTGCTTGGTCATTAGGAATAGTGGTCGAAGGCATGGTGTAGAAATTGCGCTCAGCGTCGCGCTGACGCTCGAACGGGTGAATCTGGCTCCACGTGGTCTGAACCTCTGCGCGCATGCTTGGGTACCATGCTGCCGCTGGTCGGTCTGGATTGTCCACATAGTCGCTCAAAAGGACATTTCCCATGGAATTGTTGAGTGTAGGCATGGTCACCTCACCGCGAAGAGGTCCGGGAACGCGCCCGTCTGTATAGGTTGGGCGCAATTTTCCATCAGAAATCATATTCATTGTCATGAGGTAATACAGGATAGCAAGTGCGAGAATACCAAGGGCAAAAACACGTACATCTCGGTTAATGATATAAATGATGCAGGTGGCGTACAGGATAAAACGGGTCGTCGATGCGACGCGCTCGCGCGCCGTCTGGGAAGCGGTCGGCCAAAAATTTAAAAGCTCGCTCGTTTTGAAAATCTCTTTTGGATCCATGCTGTAATTTAGTGAGATTTGTTTTTAGTCCAGTGCCATAAAGTCCTTCTTGGTCGCCTTTCGCTGAGGAGGAGCACCTGGAAGTCCTGGAAATCCTCCGCCCGCCATGAGCTTGCTCATCAGACTCTGAGCTGCAGCCATGATGTTCGCCTCGTTGAGCTCGCCACCAGAGTCTTTGAGTCCCTTGGCGCAATTCTCAGCCTCTGACTCGATAATGTTCATAAACTGGGGTGGGATCATCTGGAGTGTGACACCAAAGCCATAGAGGGAACTCAGGTACTGCCAGATTGCCTGACGTGTCGCATCTGACACGTCATCCTTCTTCCAAATCTCATGCAGGTTCAGATTCTCAACAAACTCATTCTCTTCGCAAAAAAACTTGGAATCCTTCTCCATAATCTGTTGAGCCCACGGACTCAGCTTGTTCATCACCTTTTTATAAGTTTTCTCATCCTTGTGCTTCTTGAGCGCCTTTGCAATCGCAGGCTCCTCGGGGAAGGTCTGAGCAAGCTCACCGAGAAACTGGGTGTACATTTCATTAAATGCAGTGTACGACGCCATCACTTTAATATTATTTAATTCTTTAACTCTAAAAAGGTTCCTTTGTTGCCTGACCGTGAGATCCCTGCCCTTGACTCACGATGAAATAAACCAATAGACCTACAAGAAAAGCCGGCTTGAAATAATCTGAATTTTTTATTTTTTCGTCACCATTCATTTTGGAACGAATAAAGATGTATCCTACTGCGGCAGCTGCTGCGATGATTGCGGCACTGGTTGGCTCTTGGAAGTACTGCTCCATGTTCTAATAACGTAAAACATTAGTTTTACGGGATTTTCTTCACATTCAAATCATCTGGGGCATCATCAAACAGATTCTGGTCCTGAGCAGGTGCTGGCGTACCGCCGGGAACGGAAGGAGGGGTCAGTGAATTGTTCACAGTCACAGTCTCGCTCCCCCCTGGTGTTTGCCCAAATTGCATGTTGTTTGTTGGGAGACCCTCGACGGGGTCAGGGGCGGGCATCTCCTCACCCGGGACATCGAGTTCTCCAATCTCCTCCTCCTCGTCCTCCTCGTCAAAATTCATACCCTCGTCGCCTGTTGGCATACTCAGGTACGTGTCCAGGATTTCAGCCATGGGCACGAGTTGCTCAATAATTTCGCAGATGTGATGCACGAAACGCTTGTGAAGCTCTTTCTTTCTGTGCTCATCCCCGTGGTTCTTGTTCACGATGATATCTGGGTCCTCGTAAATATCCTTGGCGCACGCCTCGTAGACACGCTGGACAAACACGTCATTGGCTGGGAGCTTGATTGAAATCTTCTTCGACTTTTTATCAGTGCGAATTGCGCTCAAAATCTTGACGTGAATCACAAATACAGCGGCGAGTAGCTTGGGGAACATGGGGTTATTCTTGACGATCGCCTCTGTATTCTTGCTTGAAATTGAAGAATTCCAAGTCTTGACGTCGCGGAGGAGCTGCTGAAACACCTGGACCGTGTTCTTCCCCTTTGCCTCCTTCTGAGCCTCGAGCCAAATCTCCCAAAACGTCTCGATCATAGCAGGTGTCATTGAATCGCAAAGTTTCTTGGTGAACCGACGCTCGGATTCGTTGATGAGTTCCATTGTTAATAAGATACAAGGACTTATTTAGCTTTGACTCTCCGCACACGCCGTCTGTTCACCCTGATGGACGGAGAACTCAAGGGATGAGATCTCAGTGGAGATAGACTTTTTGAGCTTTCAAAAATAAGTTTCATCCATCTGGGCATTTTGTTATTTCCATATCCGATGGGTCCGTACCGTGGCGAATTAGTCATTTATTATTTACTAGGTTTCTTTCTCAGGGTGCTCGCCATCTTCTGTAAATTCACGAGACTGGGGAGTTCCACCTCCTCCACCTCTTCTGGAAGCATCTGATGGGTGGGTGGTTTCTTCCACCACACCTTTATATCAAGAGGACCTACAAGATTCACTATATAGCCTAAACGCTGAAGCTGGCGACACATGTATCGAACAGTCGTCGGAAGATCATAGCGGGGAAACCCTACTAAAAACACAGGAACGGTCAGCATACACTCCCGTTGACCGAGCTGTACAGAAGTTTTAATTTTCCTACAAAATTGCTCGAGAAGGGCTTTATAAAACTCTTTTCGGGCATTTTGACGAGCATGTTCCATTTTTGCAATGTCCTGTGCAGACACTGACATTCCTATCAAGTCCGAAGGACTTATTCAGAGACCAGTTGCGCAGCAAGTGTGATTTAGGAGCGCGTCCCCAGTGTCATATCCGTAACAACTGGCGTCTCTGGGCGAGTTGCCAGGAGCGCACTGAGTTGATACGCTGAATTGTTTTCAATCTCAATATATGGTTTGTATGTATCGGGTTCGTATCCAGTGTTTGGATCTGGCTTTGCAGTTTCAGACATGCGTGTGATATCGATGTTCCCGTCCTCACGGACTTTTGCTACGACATCGTACTGAGTTCCCAAAAACTTGCGGGTATTGAAAAACATGAAACGGCTCGTGTAGGTCCCGTCAGCCTGAGGCGTGACGAAGAGCGTCTCGAGTGGGTACTCGTCTGGCTTGCTCTGTTGAACCTTTTCTATGATTGCCTGAATAACGTCAGGTGGGACGGGTGCGTCCCCGTTGTTCGCCACTGGGGCGACGTATCCAGACAGGTTGACCCGGCTGTTCCATACCAGGAACGCCGCGATAATCACGAGTAGCAGGATCATAAGGTCCTTCATTATTATTAAGCTGCGAAATTATCCTGTCCAAAAAAAGTAACCTAATTTAAATGGCCCTCCTGGTCTATTCTGACAAGTGCAAGTTTTCAGGGCAAATCATCGAGTACATCAAGACCCAGCCTTCCCTGAACCAGATTATCAGATATCACAACATCACGACACTTGGCGTCCCCTCCAAGAAGATCACAATGGTTCCCACGATCGTGACCAACGAGGGAGTCATGAAAGTCGGGGGCGATATCAAGCCCTGGCTCGAGTCTATGATTCCATTCGAGTTTGAGTCCTGGGATCCCAGCCCCAGCTCCTGTTCGAACATAGATGGCACTGAAATGCCAACCCTTTTCGAATTTGATAAATTCGGTCAGCAACTTCAGCCAGAAATCACACCAGAACTGGAAGCTAAGATTTCATCAAACATTGCAGATGCAATGCAGAAAATCAGAAAATCAGACACTTAGAGGAAAAAAACGCACATTTATGAATGCATCTAAAGACTATACAAGCCTCTGCACTTAAATCAGTTTTCGAGGTGCTCAAGGATATCATCAATGACGTGAATATATATTTCACAGACAAGGGTGTTCACGTCTTGACTCTTGATACGGCGCGTGTGACTCTGGTGCATATGGTTCTTGGGGCTGAGAATTTCGAAGAGTACGAGTGTCAGGCTGATGTCATCGCCGGTCTGAATATGGCAAATGTGTACAAGCTTCTCAAGTCCATCACGAGTCAGGATACCCTGACTATGGCTATCACCGGTCGGGACTATATGGATATTGTTATAGAAAACTCGGTCAAGAAATCATTTACTAATTTTAAACTAAAATTGCTTGACATCAACGAGGACATACTGGATCTCCCGGATATTCATATGAACCTGGTGACGACCATGCCCTCTATTGATTTCCAGAGATATACCCGAGACATGGGTAATCTTTCTAACGAGATTAGTATCTTTCGTCACGGGCACACACTCGAGTTGAGCTGTTTGGGAGACTTTGCCAACCAAAAGACTGACATTGAGTGTGTAGACAAGGGACCTGACGAGCGCGTCGGCGGTTGTTTCAGTCTCAAGTACATTAACCTATTCACCAAGGCGACAAACATGTGTTCGAGCATCCAGATTATGCAGGATGCCACGAATGAAAATATGCCCATCGTTTTCCGATATACAATTGCAAATCTAGGAGATTTGAAATTTTATTTAGCACCAAAAATTGAATAATTAAGAAATAATATGGTTTTTTATATAATGGAAGCCAGGTACGATGAAAGGATACGAAACTGTAAATCTACCGACGAGCTGGCGGATTATTTACTTATGTGTATTCCCGTGATCCGGGAATACACTGGGGTTAGCTTACCAACCGTCTCCAAGACCAGGACGGTTGCAAACCTACAGATTGCATCACGAACGGGCGTGAATAGAAAGGACATCTACAAGAAATATTTAAAGGAGGTTGAAAATGAGGATGAATGTTATGAGAAAAAGTGCGAGGTGGACTCTGATCCCTGTAAAAACTGCGGAAAGGTGTTCACCAAGTTTCATGATGATCAGCAAAGTGACATCATATGCAAGGAGTGTGGACACACAGAGTACTTTTTATCAGAGGAGCTCGGGTTCAAGGAGGAGCAAGAGATTGAGAAGAATGTCGTATATTCCTACAAACGTGAGAACCATTTCAACGAATGGATTTCGCAGTTTCAGGCGAAGGAATCGACGAGCGTCCCCGAGGAGGTCATAGGTCAACTCAGGACTGAATTTAGAAAAATGAAGATTAAGAACCTCGACGAGATTACGCATGAAAAGGTGCGAGCCTTGTTGAAAAAGCTCGACAAGAACAAGTACTATGAGCACGCGCCCTACATTGCAACCATACTCGGTGGTATCACTCCTCCAACGATGGACCAACCACTTGAAGACAAGCTCCGTCTCATGTTTCACAAGATTCAGGCACCGTTCGAGAAGCACAAGCCAGCCGCCCGCAAAAACTTTTTGAGTTATTCATACGTTCTTTATAAAATGTGTGAATTGCTCGGGGAGGATATGTATCTTCCGTGTTTCCCCCTGCTCAAGTCCAAGGAGAAATTGTATATTCAGGACCAGATATGGAGAAAAATATGCGAGGAACTCGAGTGGGAGATGATCAAGACCATATGAGGACTAATTTTGGATCAAAATTCAAAATATCATGGGGTCTTACTAATTTTGAAACAAAATTGATTCAATTTCAGGAGTGGCTGAGTGACCCAAGGGGAAGTTGATGAGTATCCCTTTCTGGAGACCCAGGAGTCTCATGTAATTTTGAATTTGAATTCGAAATTGCTCAGTAAGGCGTGAGACTGACTTGAGTTCTATGACGGTGTCGCCCACTATGAGGTCAGCCCTGACGTGACCCACGTTTTGACCCTCATAAGATACGGGAATTATCCTTTCCGTCTCGTATGAGATGCCGCGCTTTCTCAGAGCCACCTCAAAGGCTGAGTGGTACACGGACTCGCTGTACCCTGGACCAAGGGAAGACCATATGTCATGGGAAATAGATTCCATGAATTTTAAACTAAAATTAATTTTAAGCCAGTCTCCGTGCTACACTTCGAAGAAAATACCCCCCGGGCATTCCCTGTGTTCCGTATCTTAAGCCCGCTTCATAGAGTGCATTTCCATGTCTGTTCGAATATATTTTGGCGAGGTTCTGAAGTTTTCTCGCGACTTGGAGCTTTGTGCGAGAACCGAGTGCAGCTGCTCCTCCAGGTAAAGCACCGTACGCTCTAAAAATAGCATTTGCCCTTGCATTCATGTTTGCGGAATTTGCGGGCAAAGCACTATAGTTTCTTATAGCGTTGGCTAATACTAAATATTCCTGTGACTGCCCGGTGAGTCTTATAATATTTTTAACCTTGTTTATAGCTTCCAGAAGTTTGCGTTTAGAGTTTGCAGCAGTTGCTCTCCGTACAGGTGGGCGACGCGCAGGCGTGGCTTGTCTGCGATGAGCCGCATTTAAAGATGCTGCAAGAACTGCCATACGCTGGGCAGGGGCGCGTCTTCCCGGACTTCCAGCAATAGACACTGATCGAGTTCGACGAGGAGATGGCATCTTGTTATATAAAAATATTATATTCCAGCAATTTGGGCAATTGTTGGGTCGCGACCTTGCATGATTGCCATAACAAGATTTGGAATTACTTGTTGTTGCTGAATCATCATTTGACCTAAAATTGCTTGTTGTTTATTCATGATGGCGAGTTGGTGTTGACGGTTTTT